CATAAGGTCATCCACCAACACACCAAGTGCATCCGCAAGCCGCTTCAGCGTTTCCGCTTTTGGCGAAACTTCCCCGGTTTCAATCCGTGCGATTGTTACCCGGTGAACCCCGGAAGCTTCCGCAAGTTGCTCTTGCGTCATCCCCCGTGCTTGCCGTTCCTGTGCCAACCGTGCTATCATGCTCACCCCCTTTCTGTTGCGTATAAGCTACCCGGAACCATATTGTAACATATAAGGTACAAACGTGCAACAGCAATTTACCCTGTGCGCTATTTACATTCATGTTACGTTCTTGTAACATATACGTTACAAAGCGAAAGGGGTGAACGTTGTGCAAAATGATATTGGAAAACGGATTGCGGAGTTACGCCGGGAACGTGGGTTGAATCAAGAAGAGCTTGCCGAACTTGCCATGTTGCACAGGGTAACCGTTGCGAAATACGAAACAGGGCAAATTGAACCGGGTGCGTTGGCAATCGGGCGCATTGCGGATGCTTTGGGCGTATCTGCGGACGAACTGCTGTGCCGGGTTGATAAACTGCCGCCCTTCATCAATATGGTCAAAGACGCTGTTCCCATTGTTGGGGATATAGCGTGCGGGAAGCCAATCACCGCCGAACAAAATATTGACGGGTATGCAGAACTGCCGGACGGCGTTGCCGCTGATTTTGCCTTGCGGTGCAACGGTGACAGCATGACCCCAACTTTCCAACCGGGGGACTTGGTGCTGATACGGCAACAACCCGAAGTGCAACAGGGGCAAATTGCCGCCGTTGGCATTGACGGGGAAGCCACGCTGAAAAGGTTTTACAAGCACGGGGACGGAATCGTGTTGGTTGCGGATAATCCTGCATACCCGCCGCAAGTGTACACGGCAGGAACGGATGTGCGGGTGTACGGGTTGGCGGTTGGATTCGTGCGGGTTTGGTGACCGTTTTTCGGGGCGAAATCCGCATATGCCCTTTATTCGCATTTTTCGGGGGTTTTCAGCCGCTTCAGCTTTTGAATGGATAAATACTCATTCAAACTTTGATAGGCGGTTTCTGTGGAAAACCTTGGTAATGAATCCAACCATATTCTACATATTCAATGCTACATGGTTTGAATGGTATGTAGCGCAACCGCAACAAACATTCAGCCTGTGGAAAACTTGAAGGGGCGCAAAATGCCACGGGAAAAGAAGCAGAAATTGAAAAAACGCCCGGACGGGCGTTATGCTTGCCGCTATCATGACCAATGGTTCTATTCGTATGACCCGGATGATTGTCTGCGGCAACGGGAAGAATTCAAGGCGGCTGAAAAACGGGGGCGGGTTGCGGTGTACTTTGTCAGCGGGTACGCTGAAAAATGGTTGGAACGCTCCCGCCCGGATGTTGTGCCAAGCACAATGACGGGGTTGCGCACCCACCTTGCCAACCTAACGGATGCGGTTGGCAACCTGCCGTTGTCGGATGTAAAGCCTTCGGACATCAAGGGCATTTTCTCAACTCGGTACAAAGGACTTTCCAATTCATACATCAAGGCGGCAAAACAGCTTTATTGCGCAATGTTTGATTCAGCGGTTGCGGATGGGTTGATCTTGTCAAACCCCGCACGTGACCGCACGGCAAAGCCGCACAAAGGCACAACGGGCGGGCATAGGTCAATAACGGCACAGGAAAGGGAATGGATAGAAACGCTCTGCACGGAACACAGGGCGTTCCCGGTTGTTATGGCAATGTTATATGCCGGGTTGCGCCCGCAAGAAGCAAAGGCGTTGGATATTGACAAGGATGTTGATTTCAAACGGGAAACAATAACCGTTCGTGAAACAGCCCACACAGACCCCGAAAACGGGCAGAAATACGCCTTTACAGACAAAGGGAAGACAGACAAAGCAAACAGGTCAATCCCGCTATTGCCCCCGCTGAAAACCGCCTTGCAAGGGCGCACAGGGCGTTTGATAACATCGGCGCACGGGGAAGCTGTCACGAAAACAACGTGGCGGGTTGTGTGGCGTTCATACGTGTCAAGCATGGAAGCGGCAATCAACGGGGTGCAACGGCGTTGGTACGGGCGTACAAAGGAACACAAAGCAATCCTTGCCGCCGGGGGCAAACTGCCGCCGTGGATACCGTTCACGGTCACGCCGTATGACCTGCGGCACAGCTTTGCAACCATGCTTCGGGATATGAAACCGCCCGTTGAACTGCATACCGTCATAAAATGGATGGGTCATGCGGACGCAACCATGCTTTTGCGCATATATGACAGCGTGACAGACAGCCGGGAAACATCGGAAGCGGAGCGGGTAAAACAGGCGTTTCGTTGTCAAAACGGTAGTCAAGAAGAAAAATAAACCGCCGGAGCGGTTGATACCAAAGGGGTTCCCGGTCATGTGGGCTTGCGCTTCATACCCGGAGTGTCATAGGTTCGAGTCCTATTTGAGCCACACCACAAAACCCCTTGCCACAAAAGGCAAGGGGTTATTTTCGTATATCCGTGTTTGCACAAAATGTGCCATTTTCATGCAATTATGATTGCGGTTTGGTAGTCAAAACGGTAGTCATAAGCAATCCGCAAAACCAATGTGCCTATCCTGCATCCACTCTTTGACAGCGCACACAACGGAAAAGAAGTTTTGATACCGGGCAACCTGCTTCAGCTTCCAACCGCCGTCATACCATTTCACATACAGGTGAAACGGGTTTATTGCTTGCTCATAATGCACAACGCACACAATATTGTAGCCTTCAACCTCAATGTCAAGAACCTTGTGCGTTTTCTGCTTCAATCCTGCCGCCATTGTTTGCCCTTTCTGCCGGGGATATGCCGCCCCGGCTCGGCATCTTGTTCAAATAGCCTTTTCTTCGACCCTTGCGTAAACCTTCGGTCTTCGGTTCATCTCTGATGCGGTTCTTTCAGCTTCGCCCTTTGTGGCGAAAAACCCGGTTTGGTTGATACCCACATACGGCTGTATCCATCCGTTGCCGTACATCACCTTGACAGCGTATGCCTTGCCGTCCGGAAAAAACCGCCTTGCGCACGATTTGCAAAGCAACCCTTTGCCGAATCCAATGTGTGCGGTTTTGCGCTTATTGTACTTCGGTTCAAGCATCCTAATCTTGCCGATATACTTGCCGCCGTTCGCCAATCCGGTCTGCACGTATTCACCGATTTCCTTGCCGCATTCCGGGCATTTGATGATTTCACTTGCACTCACGTGCCTTGCCCCCTTTCTTCCACTCTTCAAGCTTCCGGGCATTCTCCCGTTCAATCTCAATGTGTACCCGGATTTTCTCTTTGATGCTCATTGCCCTTGCACCTTTCCTTTCTCCAACGCTTGGCGTTGGCATCCGGGGGCGGCGTGCGCCCTTCCTTTCTGTCCGGCGGTTCAGCCGCCCCCGCCCCGGGAACCACTCCCGGGAACTGTATTGTAGCACATATGCTACAAAAGTGCAATAGAGAAACAGCAAAAAGAATACATTTTCTTCATTATATAGGCATAAAAAAAAGAACCCCCGGTGTGAACCGGGGGCGGGTTTTACTTGATTTTCTGCAAAAAGTAAACAGCAACAGCGGCGGGAACCGTTGATTTCCCTTGATTCCTTTACTTGCCTGTTACTTGATTATTTGCAGAAAGTAAACACTTTATTCCTTGGCGGCTTTCGGTGCTTCGGGGATGCCCGTGGACAGGGCAAGCAGGATGGCAATAATAAAGCCAAGCCCGCCCGCACTCAACGCCGCAAGCCAATCAACATCCTTCAGCACAATTGCACCCGTGCCAATGTATGCAAGCATACTTTCGGCAAAGGTACGGATTGCCCGCACAAGGGTTGCTTTCCAAAACTCCCACGTGAACAATGGAATCATCCTTTCATTAAATCGTCAAGGCGTTTGTGCGCGCTCTTTGCGCTTGCGTCAATCTCTGCAACCTTGGTTTTGAGTTCGCCAACGTCCTTTTGAATTGCACGGTTTTCAAGCTTGATTTCGTCAATGCTTGATCTGATATACCGCACATCCGCTGTCATGGTCGCACGCTCTGTTGCGGATGCGGTTGTGTCTTGGTTTTGCGTTCGCCGGAAGGACAAGGCGGTAAACAGCAAAGCGCAAAATGCCAACACAAGGGAAATAATGGTTTCGGTTGCCATACGGTCACCCCCTTTCTTCTGTCATGGTCGAACCGGGGTATTGCGAACATAACGCATCCGCTTGCGATTTGGACAAGTGCGGAATCGTGACCATATATTTGACAACGGGTTCAACGGCATCCAAAGCCGCCCACGTTTTTTGACCAATCACGCCGTCCACGGTCAAGCCGTGGTCATGTTGGAAGGAACGCACCGCCTTTTCGGTTGCCGCACCGAATTGACCGTCTGCGCCATACGTGCCGCAATCGTAACCTTTTTGAATCAACTGTGTTTGCGCAAGGGTGACATATTCGCCACTTGACCCACGCCGCAACGTTGGCTTTGTTGGCGGGGTTGGCGTTGGGGTAGGGGACGGGGGGACAGTTCCGTCAATGCACACAGGCACACCCCAATGCGTCCATTTCTTGTTCCGGGTTGTAAAGTGCTGAACCCCGTTACTGCATTCAACGGTTTCGTTATTGTACCCGAACCCGGTGTGTTCCATTGTCTGCCCTTTGCGCACAAAAAGGCAAACCAACGTGTCCTTCGGCATGGTAGCAATTTCGCCTTTGGCTTTCCAATTGCTCTCCGTGTTCCATTGGCTTGTTGCACCTGCCCCCATCAACTTCCATCCGAAGACCTGCAACAGTACCCAATACGTGAAGCCACGGCAATCAAAAAACCGGGTGCGTGCGCCACCCGGAAACCACTTGCACCCGGAGCAACTGCCCGTGCCGTCAAAATTCTTGCACTTGGCTTTTATGTTGTCCTTGTCTTTTCCTTCCTTTGTGCCGTTGTACCTTGACCGCCTGTTTGCCGGGGTGCAATACTCACCACGTGCGCCGAAGACATACGCCCACCCGACACACAGCAAAGCAATTTGCCAAGCAACCCATTGCAACGGGTTGCCGCTCCTTTTCAGTTCCTCAACCTTGTTCGCCACATAGTTTGCACTATACACGCACGTACCTTCCTTCCGTTTCGGTAAATTCCGGGGCTTTTCAGCTTTTCCACAATTCTTTCCACCTGTGGAAAACGCTACATTCGCCGGATTTGTATGTAGCGGTTTTGCTACACACCAAGAAGCACAAAAATGCCTGTGGAAAACCAAAACCTGTAGAATATGGTTGGATTCATTACCAAGGTTTTCCACAGAAACCGCCTCTGCTTTGTCGAATGAGTATTTATCCATTCAAGGGGTGAAGCGGCTGAAAAGCCCCGAAAAACGCCGAAAAACGCTAATGTAGAATTCGGTTGGATTCTTGACCACCAAGTTTTCCACAGAATTGCGGACAAGCCCTGTCTGCGTCTTTGAATGAGTATTTATCCATTCGCAACGGAGACCGGGCTGAAATCGCTTGAAAAGTGCCTTAAAACGCATTTGCGGTTTCAACCCGGAAAAATCATACTTATTCAACAACACTATTATTCACAAACCATTTTGCCATCAACTTTGCAATATGATTTGTTGCATATCCGCTTGCGTCCGAACTTGGATGGATATGATCTCGGACAAATCTGTCATGAATTGTTATTTCCTGTTCTGCGCCGCCGCTTTCAACCCAAAGCCCCGTTGAATTATTCCAATACCCGGTTGTTCTGATCTTGTGGTTTACATTCCATCCAATAACTTCCCATTGCTTGTATATTGGAAATTCCCATGATTCCGCAACTTTCATCTGTGCGGGCGGTACATCTGCAAGCCTATTGTCATATTCGCCAATCATAACAATTTTTGCTTTGTTGTTTGCTTCAAGAATGTATGTAAAAATAAAGTTACACGCACCTTGCCAAGTGTAAAGATTATTTTTCCCATACAGTTCTTCCATTTCGTCATCCGTTTTTGTTTGACCATTCACAACATTGTCGTTGTATTGATTGTCGTTGTGTCCGTGGTCAAACACCCACAAATCAATATTATTCCCGGAAAGGCGGCTTGCTATCTTGTTTTGATAACTGCAAGACTTGTAAAACGTTATATCCGCATCAGAAAGGGAAGTCGGGCGGTTTGTTGTAAAGATATAATTTCCGCCCGCATCTTTTATATCATAGTTTGCGCATAGCCATTCAACTTCGGCAATTGTATTCGTTAAACACCTTGCGCATTTTTCCCAATTTTCTACAAATCCGTATGGATTATATGTTGCGTTTATACGTTGCACAAGCTTGCAATGAACAGAAGATTCACCAACAGATTCATTGTAAACCGTTGCGCCAAGTTTTGCTCCAATAATCATCGGATATGAACTGAAATTATTCAACCCATATTTTGCCCCTGCCGGAATAGAAGTACCAAGCCATACAATATTCTTGTTGCGCCACGTATTTACATAGTTGTTCGCCGCATATCCAATCACCTTCCGGGCGTAATTTGTTGGTGTATTTGTTGAACAATTGACAACCATTTTGACAGCCGTTGCAGGAATAGAAACTATTTCATTTCCTGCCCCCGCTGTATTCCACGCCGATGTTTTTATTTCAGAACCGTTGCTATCAAAAAGAACCCACAAAGGGAAGCTTGCATTATAATAGTATCCCGCAATATACCACACTTCATTTTCCTGCACAGGAACTTCAATATGCCGTGTGCTTGCCAAAGGCGTTACATATTGATGTGAAGTAACATTCCACACGCCGTTTTCTATATTGCCAATGGAAAACGCCGCCGTTTCGGAAGCATCTTGCAACCCGCTTGTTATCTTTTCTTCGCTTGCGTTTACCATACCCGCTATATTTGGCAAAATATATGCGCTTCTGCTTTCATATACAGAACAATTGACGATCAAGCGGACGGCATTTTGCGGAATTATAACAAACGCATTTGCTGTGGTTGATGTGACGGTGGTATCTGAATAAGAAACAACATCGTTGTTTGCGTCAAGAAGTATCCAAAGCGGATACACAGAATGGTAAATATAACCAACAACATACGCAACGTGTTTTCCCGTTACATCAATGTCAAAATGTCTTGTTGACGTAAGCGGGGTTTCTATTTGGTGTGTGTTGATATTGTAAACGCCGGAAGATTCTGTGCCATTTTGCCCCGCATCTGTTATTGCACATTTTAGCACGTTCTGTGCTACTGCATCTTTTACAGTATAATTCGTCCCGCCGGATTCAAATTCAATAGCGTTTGCCATCTTTTACACCCTTTCGTCAATAGTTAAATGTGATCTTATAATCTTCACCCGTTGTTTGTGTAACGGTTACAATAACACCGACATTATTTTTCGCCGTATTTTTTTGCGCTTCTGTCAATGTCTGTTCTTCATCAAAGCGCACCGCAATGCTTTGCGCTTCCTGTAACATTTCGCTGATTTCCTGCTCCCACGCCATGCAATCACCCCACAATCAAGGCACAACAATGCGGTAATCTTCGCCGGATACAAGGACAGCCGAAGTATTTGCCCCCATGTTGTTCCGTGCCTGTGTTTTTTGATTTTCCGTCAACGATTGCTGAACATCAAAGCGTACAGCACTATTGCGCAATTCTTCCATTGTTGCGTTGATTCTTGCTTCCCACTCTGCAATTGTTTCTTCCGATGGGTCTGCGGGAACATTTCCGATACCGACAACCGTTCCGCATACTGCCGCCAATGTTGTAATTATGTCATTATCTTTCAATTTTAGTATTATTACAATTTGACCGGGAACCGTGTATGCGGAACCCGGAATTGTTATATACACACGGTTGCTTGTCAAAAACCCCGGAACGGGGACGGAAGTGCCGTTGGCAAGAATGCAATAGCCCGTTACAGAACCCGCAAGCGTGGCGGGTTCGCCGTCAGAATACACGTTTACGCCAATAAGGTTACCAAGGTTGTCTTCTGAAAACATCAACCCTTTCGGATAGTGCATCAAAACGGGCTTTTTCAAGTCACAATCAACCCACGTTTCAATCCGTGCCATTCGCCGCACCTGCCTTTCCGCATTGCTCCGCAATGAACTCTTCCGGCGTTATGTCTTCAACCGGGTTTCCTGCATTGCGTAACGCCTGTTTCAGTTCTTCGATTGTTTTGTCCTTGCTTGCAATGTCTGATTTTATTCCTTCACGAAGATTTATAAGCTTTTGTGCAATCTGTGTGACAACGGCGCACGCTTGCACGTACTGCCCTTCGCACGCCGTGCGGAGCAGGTTGTTCATGTCCGAAATAATTGTGTCAACCAATTCAGCGTTCGTGAATATGCCATTTGCCATATTGTCACCCCTTTACGTGTTATCCATGCCAAGGTAATTGATTGTTGTTGTGTTGACCGCTGTAACAAGTGTTCCACTTGCGGTGCCGGACGGCGTGCTTGATTGTTGGCTTGACGCATAAAGGAAATAATGGCTTCCCGTCCGTGTAACGCTTGTCACAACGCTTTGGCTTTTCCACGAAACGGGTTTGAACTGATATGCCATAGAACCAAGCATATAGGCGTTTTCTGTCATTGTCATGCTTGCAACAAGCAAGGATTTTGTCCGCAACGCTTCAATCAATCCGTCAATGTCAATCACATCCGCTTTCAGCGTCAACTTTGTGCCGCTTTGACCGTTGATTTTTTGGACACATATACCGCCTGTTAGGTTGTTTTCGTCATATACGCCAAATTCCGCTGTTACGCCGCCTTCGGTCTTGCGCACATACATACCCGCCGCATTTTTGACAATCAACCGCCCGTTTGCGTCATGTTCAATGTCACCCGCAAGCGTGTATGCGGTATCTGTTGCGGATATGTTTACATGGTTTGCGTTTATGTATGCCGTTGATTCATATGACCCGTCTTCGCCGCTTTTGTTTATAGCAAGCCCGATTTCGCCCGCTTTGATATAATTGTCCCCGTTGCGTGTGCCAACAACAAGAGCAATCATGTTGTTTGTTTTTTCGATTGCGGAATATGTGTCTGATTCTTCATACTCTTGATTGTTTTGACCCCTTCCGCCGCCGCCACCGCCGCCGCCGCTTGATTCGTTGTTCTCCCGGTTGATGTAAATAATGTTCGCAATATATGAACCAATCTCCGGGCGTGTTGCCGTTGGGTCAATCAAATCAACATCACAACGGATAATTTGTAGGTAAAAGCTTTCTCCTGTCTCCGGCACATCAACAATTGCCAAATCATGCAAGCGAATGGGTTGATCTTTGTACCCAAAACGGTAAAGGTCAGCAACCGTTCCTGTTATGCTGATTTTCGGCTTGTTGGTCTGCTTCAAGGCTTCCCATGTTTTTTCCAACAACGTTGCCCCGTCTTTTATATCCCCGTTCTGATAAAACCCGAACCGGGGTCTTCCGTTCCTGCCGTACAACGCCGTTGCTTGCGGGTCTTCAAGGTATGTTTGACCTGCGGGCTTTGCCGGGTGTTCGCTTGTTGCTTCCCACACATCATCCGCAAACGTAACCGTTTCTTGCGTGTCATCCCCGCTTGCCTGTGCTTTGTCAACGCTCCCGCCGTACCCATACAAAGCCGTTAGCGTTTCGGAATCATCATACACAACGGAAGCATCCGACATATTTTTATCAATAGAAAGCCGCAAGCCACGCCAAACGCCCGTTGATTCGGTCACATCCAAATAACGCCCCGTGATTGCCCCGGCGGCGTTTACGGTCACACGTGGCACAATATACACGTTCCAATTCTGCGCAATTGCGCCAACCGCTTGCCATACGCTTCCCCGTGATATATCAACGGACGCAACACGGGAAACCGCCACATTGCCAACCGCCCAAAGCGTTCCGGTCAATGCTGTTGCCAACGCCTGTGCCGGGGTTTGATCTGTTATTTCCTGCGTGTTGATATGCTCATCCGATAATTCGGAAACCGCTATATGCTCCGCAATGATTTGTTGATAATGTTCGGGTTCAATGTTTGTAACATTGCGCACCTCAAACATTTCAAGGGAACCCGTTGCGGGGTCATGAAAGGCAAGCCGTTGCCCCCTTTCAATGACCTTGCCCGCAACGAAAGGAAAGGTAGCATTGACCGTGTATTCCTCTTGCGTCCAGTTTCCTTGTTCCATATCATCACGGGAAAACAGTACAACCCCGGCGGCGTTCAGAAATGTTGTTTGCATTTACTCCCACCTTTCCCGGTATTTGACCGTTCCAACGCCCGTGATTGTCTGCTTGCCTGTCATCGGAAGCAGGAAAGCCCCGGACGGTTGGTAATACTGCATAATTGAGTTGCCGCCAACCTCTGCCGTTTGTACGTTTAGGTCAATAACCATTTGCCCGGTTGGAATCGTGCTGAAGGTCATTGTCTGCGTCCCGTTTGAAAACGCTTGGTTGGTTGCGCCGCTTGCCGAAGTGTTTTCTATCCGCATCAGCGGCGGCGCATCACCAAGCACAAAAAATGCCGTACCACAAGCAACACTTTTTTCCCGCTTGCTTGTCCAATACGGATTCGTGTAGCAAGTAAATGTCAACCGCAACTTGTTTTCCCACCAAGCACGGGTTGACGGTTCGGGCTTGTCTGTACACACGCATTGCAAATACCGCAACGGGTCTTGCGGCAACTCAAGCATATATTCTGCATCCGTCTTTGCCCACACAGACAGGTTGCGGAAGTATTCCTGCCGCAACACCTTGTTTTTCTCAAGTATGGCAAACGTTACAACAACCGTGCGTTCACCGCCGCCCATGCGCACAAACTCCGAACCGAAGCGAATTGCACGGGGGCGCACAACGGGGTTGTACCGGACAGGGGACACCTTTATGTCCTCAATCATCACGGGTGCAACGCTGTCAATGGAAACACCGTCAAATACAATCATCCTTGCCACCCACTCCGTTGAAGTTGTCTGTATGATTTTCCCTGTTGGTCTGAAATGACTTGCCCAACCGTGCGCCCGTCAAGGTACACATTGCCGCCCGTCTTTACGTTGTCACGCATCACGCCGCCAAGGGCTTCAAGGTCGAACCCGGCAATGCCGCCATTGCGCAAGGCGTTCCAAATTTGGTTCTCCTGCGCCGTAAGCACCCGCTCCCCTTCGTGCAAACGTGCAATATAGTCATCGTGTGGGACAAGCGGGATACCCATTCGCCCGGAGCCTTCGGTCTTGCCCGTGCTTGTTGTGAAGGTGATATTGCCAAACCCACCGAAGTCAATGTCAATACCGTACCCGTTCAGCCGCTCAAGTTCCGCAATAATGCTGTCAACAGCCCCGGACACTTCGGAAACGTGGTCGGAAATGCCCTGTGCAATGCCCGAAACGGTTGCGCCGGAATTGGCGGCGGCTTCCCCTTGTAGGTCAAGGGCGGCAACCGCTTCTTTGGCTTTCTCTGCAAGGCTTTGATATGTTTGGTCAACCGTCAATTGTTGGTTTGCAAGTTCGCTTGACAACGCCGCCTTTTTTTCTTGGATTTCTTGATACTTGGCGTTGATCTCCTCAACGCTTTTCCCTGTCTTGTCATTTACAATGGCATCAAGGTATTCAGCACTTTCAACCGAACCGTCCGACAACTCTGCAAGCAAGTTGCTATCCACGCCCATTTCACGGGCTTTGCGGATGTTGTCCAGATAGTCACCGAGAAACTGCGCTTGCGTTTCAAGGTTTTTATATAGGTTGTTCGTGCTATCAAGGCTTTCATTGGCTTTGTCAATCTCTGCCTGTAGTTTTTTCCATTCATCCGAACCAACCTTGTATTTTGCCTGTTTTGCGGTTAATTCGGAAATTTTTTCGATCTGTTTCCCGTATGCCTGATAATCCACCCGGTTCAAGCTGTGTGCTACACTGTCAACCGCTTGCCGTGCGGCATCATGCACGCCCTTTGCGTAATCCTCAAGGGCTTTCAATGCTTCGTCAGCGGCGTTCACAACAAGCTTGATATTGTCAGCGTTGTCAATCCAAAACTGTTCGCTTGCGTCTGCCGTTGCTTCAATCGTGCCGGGCATTTCGTCAATAGTGCTACGATCTTCCGCAAGTGCCTTTTTGGCTTCCTCAAGCGCATTCTTTTGTGTATCATACGCGTCTTTTGCCGCCTGATACTCCCGCTTGAGTTGTTCATAATAGTCAGCTTCCCGGTTTAGCAAAGCCTTGTCTTCTGCTGTCAGTCCTTCAACATCGTAACCACGATATATTGACCCATCCCGGTTTAATGCCAACTGCATCCCGAACTGATTATAATAATTTTGCAGTTGCTCAAAGCTTTTCCGCATCCTGCGTTTGGCAACCGCCATATCAAGTTCAAGCCCCGGCAAGTCAGCAAACCGGGAAGAAAGTGCGCTTTCCTTTTGCTCAACCGCACCAAGTAACGCAAGCTTTTTTTGCCCGTCTTCCCATGCTTTGATATACGCTTTTACGGCATCCGTGCCGCCTTTGATCTCACCCGTTTCAGTGTTAATAATGGAAGACAAGCCCGGAATGGTTTTGACCAAACGTTCGCAGGTTTCAAGCCAAAGTGCCTGTTCCTGTGCCGTGCGGTTGGTCTTGCTGCCAAGCATGTCAACCGCCCATTGCAACACGCTTGATTTCTGCTCAACATCCCGGAAACCGTCACCAAGTGCCGCAAAGAACGCCGCCCCGAAGTCTGTGTTTTCAAGCCCCGGCAAGCCTTCTTTGATTGAGCCTATCAGCTTGCTCCAACCCTCTGCGTCTGCCGGGTCAAGCTTGTTTGCGCTCTCCGCAATCCCGTCAAGCCACGCTTTTGCTCCCTCTGCGTCTGTCCCCTGTACCGCAGCAAGGGTGGAAATGTTGTCGGCAAGGGTGGAAATGAAATCTTTGACAACACCCGCCTTTCCTTGGTCAAGGTTGATCTGGGCAAGCCCGTCCGCAATCTGTTGCACCCGTGACCCGGCCTTGTCTGCCTTTGAACCGCCGATTGCGTCAAGCTGTTCCGTTAGTTCTTTCGCCTGTGCCGCCGTTTCCTGTATCTGCTGAAGTTTTGCTTCTGTCTGCAAATCAATGTCGGCGAAGTCATCAAGAACCGTGCGTTTGCTTTCATCCGGTGTTAGTGATTCAATGAATGTGTTCAGAAAGCCCGTTGCTTCTGTAATTGCATCAATAAAGGTTTTTCCAAGCGTTGTTTTAAGTTGGTCAACGTTGGTTTGCAACTTGCGCACGCTGTTTGCATACCCGTCCGAAGTGCGGGAGAAATCGCCCTGTGCGTCTGCGGTTGCTTGCATCAAATATTGATACCGCAACATGGTTTGTTCGCCCTGTGACATCTGGTCAAAGGTTTTCGACAAACCCTGTTGCAAAGCAAACGCATTCAGATTTGCAACGGACATATTGATACCAAGTTGCTTCAGCGGTTCCGTTTCTCCGCTGATACCCGAACGGATTTTCTGAAATGCTGTGTCAAAGTCAAGGTTGTAAAAACTTGCCATGTCAGCGGTCAACCCGGCAAGGTCTGTTGACATATCAACTATTTTGTCCCCGGACATACCTGCGGATTTCATCATTGCGCCAAGGGTTGACGTGAACCGCTTTGCCTGTGTTTCTGTCAAGCCAAACTGTGCCCCGGCGGCTTTTGCCCACGATTCAATTTTGCTTGCTCCCTGTCCAAATGTCGTATCGACAACATTTTGCACCTCTGCAAGGTCGGAAGCCGCCGCAATTGCGTCCTTGCCAATGTCAAGCAACGCTTTGCCAATCTTTACGGCACTAAACCCGGCAACAAGCTTTTTCAGCATCCCGGAAAATTGGTTGCCAATGTTATCCGTTGACTTCTTTGCGGCATCGTCCCATTTCCCGGTTTCCTGTTGGATTGCCTTTGTTATGTCTTTGATGTCCGCAATAGCGTGCCGCCCGTCTGCGGTAACCTCAAAAACAATTTGTCCGTCATTCGCCACCCGTGTTCACTTCCTTT